ATTCTGGTATGTTGCTATGCATTCTGGCAGAAAACGCGCTATGACGCGATTGTGAGCGATTATAGCGCCTTTAGAACGAGCGTACAGCTTCAAGCTGATATGCAGAAAGCTAAGAATCAGATATTACGCAAGCAAGCTGAAGCTGCACTGAATGATGCAACAGTTATTTACGATAACAATTTGAAAGCGATTAAGAATGAATATCTTAAAAAGCAGAAACTGGATAGCGTTACTATTGGCGATCTTCGCGGTAGGTTGCGCCAGCAAATCGCAGCCGATAGCTTTAGAGTGCCCGAAGCTCCCAGCGATACCGAAACAAATACCGAAGTCTGGCGGAACAGTCACGCAGCCGCTCTTAGACAATATGAAACGCTAGTATCAGCTTGCCAGATAACGACAAACGACTATAATCTTTTACGCGATTGGTCAGACGCGGCTTGTAATCAGGTGGGGTGTGAGTAGGTACAGCATCGACACATGATGATTATGTGTTTATGAAATTACATTTTGTGTACATGAGGCAATAAGTTAATCTTTAAGTGGGTTAAGAGTTAATTTATTGCTTGAAGATAATTTTCTTACAGGTATAATGTGCGGCTTCAACAAATATTACGTCTAGCAGTTATTAATTTTAGACGTAATTAGTCATAAAATAAGGCATACGTTTTATAAGTGACTGATTAAATGTAATTTATGGATGCGGTTCGCGCCTCCAATCCCCCTTTTCAGTACCTTTCAAATTACCTCAAAGCATTTCATTTTGTTTCACAAAGCGTTATAGTTCAAGCCTTCTAGCGTATAAGAATGTTTAACTATGTTTCACTTTGCTTTTTCCTGTTTCACCTATCCATTAGTCATAGCATTAGGCATAAATTTCCATGCCTAATTTAACTAACAAAAAAATAGATGGTGCAAAGCCGAAACTCAAGCCATATAAGCTATCAGACGCACACGGCTTATATGTAGAGGTATTGCCTTCTGGCTCTAAAAGCTGGCGCTATCTTTACAAGCTATCAGGCAAGCATAAGACTAAGACTTACGGCAAATATCCTGATATTGGATTGGCTGACGCTAGGCAGATGCACAATGATTTTAAAAAAGAACTAGCAATAGGCATTAAAGAAACAAAAACTTTTGATGATGTTAAGGCTGAATTTATCCCGTTTCACTTGAAAACACTCAAGAATGCCAAGCATAAGCAACAGGTACAGTACCGACTTGATGAGTTTGTATCACCAATAATAGGGCATATGCCTATTGACAAGATTAAACGTGCCGATCTTGTGAACGTGGTAAAGCAGGTACAGGCAAAAGGCATTACTGAAACTGCGCATAGAGTAGGTACACATATCAGACAATTGTTTGATTACGCGCTGGATGAGGGCATTATCGAGGCGCATTCCGCAAATAGTTTATCCAGGGTACTAGAAACACCGAAACAAAAACATATGAATTGCATACCTGTAAACGATGCAGGAAAGCTCTTTAAATCGATTTCTAGTTATGATGAGCCGATTACTCGCATTGGCTTACAAATCGCTGCTAATACGTTTGTACGCACTTCTGAATTAAGATATATGCAATGGGATGAAATACAGGATGGTAGATTTTGGGTTATTCCAGAATCGCGCATGAAAATGAAAAAGCCTCATGTAGTACCATTGACCGATCATGTGTTGGCGCTATTAAAACAGATTGAAGTTTATACAGGTGACTATGATTATGTGCTGGCATCACCTAAACGACCTAATCATCCTGTCAGTGAGAATACATTGTTGTTTGCTCTGTATCGCTTAGGCTATCGCGGACTAATGACTGTACACGGATTCAGGGCTTTAGCATCTACAGTATTGAATGAACAAAGCCCGTTTCATCATGACGTGATAGAAAGGCAACTAGCGCACAAAGAAACCGATCTTGTACGCGCTGCATATAATCGCGCTGAATATCTGGATGAACGTATTAAACTCATGGCGTGGTGGTCTAACTGGGTAATAAATGCTGAATTGTCCTGCGAAACCAGCGAGGATGCCCAAACTTAATATCAGGTTCAGGAATCATGCCAGATTTACGCTTACGCCAGAAAGTAGCGCGGTTGCTTATGCCTAGCTCTTTCATAAAATCTTCTATTGTGTAGATTGTTTTCATATCACTCACCTTCCTGCTCAAGTTTCTTTAAGTTTTTCTTTAGTCTGAATATGTAAATCTCAAGAATGTTATTAACTAACGCAACTATTAGCCCAATCGTGAATAACCATAAAGCCCAATCAGGAACTACTATGTATAAGTCGGTATTGTTCATATCATTTCACCTCTTTAAGTGAGCGGATAGCGTGGTAAATATCCCATGCCATAGCTTTACTATCATCACTAAAACGATACTCATGTATTTCATCTGCCATTGCATGGCATACCTCTAATAAAGTTTTCCTGTTGTATAAAGGTTCACGGCATGAAATGCTTATCCATTGAGCTTCGCATTCAAGTTTTGTTAATGCCTGCCCATGTTTAAAATATGCTATTGCTTTTGTCATCTTTATTTACTCCTTTGGTGCGGCTGAGTTTATCGCTCTACGTGCTTTTAGTTCAAGCACTGACTTTTCTTTTGGGTAGCCTTGCTTTCCGTAGAACTTAATACTGTCTGCCGTTTTGTAAAGCGCATCCCTTGACCTATCTTGTGCTGAAGTATCTTGCGGAAACATACCACCTCTTCGTTTTACCTCATTATCCAATGCGTACAAATATGAAAGCACCATTTCGTATGATGGAACTTCTTCACGCTGAACTGTGGGGGCGTTTGTGATGAGTTCTATAATGTTGCCATTCACTGATACAAATTTATCTGCCAGCGCTTCCAACAAAGCATCTGCGTCGATTAATCGCATGGGTTAGTCCTTATCATTAATAATGCCAGCCTATTAATAGTCCTATATAGGTCAATAATTACTTCTGGTGATGTAGCCATTGCTGGCATACGTTCAAGTGATGCAACAACACTGTCAATATTTACGGTTAGGTCGTATATTTCTTGTCTAATGCTGACCGCTTCGCACTGCTCGCACTTATCAGTCCATTTAATCCCGTGACTGCATCCATTTGGGTCAAAGCTCATAATCAACCTTTCTCTGCTGCGTTAAGTTGTTTTAACTTGGCTTCAATTATCTTTACGTATTGTGCCGTAGTAATATCGTAGTTTGGTTGCGGTAATCCTTTAATATCTTTATCCGTCAACCCTACCCACTCTTTGCTTATTGGTGATGTGTATAAATCACCTTCTGGGATTTGCTCAAGCATTCGCCCAACAGCACACTCCCATCCATAGTGCATCGCTTCATACCTATCAGTGACATTTCTATCCTCAAGACCACAGCCCATAGCTTCATGGTGATAATCAGGCTCAACAATTTCCACTGGCTCACACTTCTCAATATCTGATAGTGCGGCATCAATTATGCGTAGTACTCTTTCTCCATCATCTCCATCCATGCCATCCTCCGAGTAAATGCCTTCGCAAATAACTGTCTTTGCTGCTTTTAACGCTTCCTGTACTTTCATTCCTATTTCCTATTCTGGCTAAAAACCATCTGGGTTATTCGGTTGTGGGGCTTGGCCGGCAATCTGCCGTAGCAACGGTTTCAAAAACTCTATTGGTTGGAAATGAGTTTTTAATATATCCGCCAGTGCAATTATTAGCATTTTCTTTAATTTTTGTTATGGCTTCATTAATGGTTAAATCACCAAAATCTCTAATATCAAAATAACCACTAGCAAGCCAAAACTGCCCATCATTAGCGCGATAACCTGTTTCAATATCCCTATGACCAAAGCCTGTCATTCTGTTTAAAATAGTAATGCGATGTAATTTAATGCCGTACTTAGTTTTTGATATTATTCCGCATGAAACAAGTACGTCAGATTCAAAGTTTTTTTCTGCACGTTCCCATGAAATATTTTTAATAAGTTCGGCATCTTTAAAGTATTTTTTTGCCATATTCATTACCTTTCGTATCAATGCTAGTTTCTTCCACTAACATAATTAACAAGATTGTTTTTCATTGCCTTTACTGTGATAGATTAATTCACTCTGTAAGCGGTTAGGGGATAGGGTAGAGTGGCAGCCGTTCATGATTTAATCCGTTCTATTCTATGACAGTAGAAAAATAACCAATGAAATTGAAATATTTTAGGCCATGATTCTTTGTGATAACCACATACTGGAATTAATCTCCAATCTTTTATCTTGCAAAAAATAAAAGCCCATTCATGTTCGATATTCATTTATTTTTATCCAATATCATTTTTTCAACACTTCTTGCAAATTTCAAATAATCATAAGGATTAGATTCAGAAAGTACTTGATTGCTAATAATCATTGCTATTTCGTCATCAGTTAAAATTTCTGCATCTTTCTGACATTTAGCTAATTCTTTGCTTTGCTGTTTATTCATCTTCTAACTCCCTCTCCAAAACTATCTTGTTAATCAGCTTTACTTGGCTCATGCTGCGGTGATACGGATTTAATGAAAAACTATTGCGCCATTGTCAGAAGCTATTGCACACGCTTTCTTAAACTCGTTATACATATCAAGAAAGAATCCACCGATAGCATCAGCCTTTTGTTGATGTTTTTCAAAATCATCTAGTAATTTTTTAGCGGCATCAGTGCCTATAGTTCCTTCGCAATCTGAAAAGTTAATCAATTCCCAAAAATCACCAGAATCAGCATTAAATACATCTTGGTCAGAGCCATATCCAGCCATTACCGCAAGCTGGTTGCGCCATGAGTTATATCTGCCATACCCCATGCCAATATCAACCCCATCAGAGTTATGGTCGTACCTGTACGCAACATTATCTTTTTGCGGCAATATGCGGCCTTCAAAACTATCGTTGTTATAAAGACAAATGAATCCATCTTTCACTTCGCCATCTTCATAAAAACCAATTTCTTTTGGAACTTCTTCTAACTTTGAATAAACACTCACATCTAATCCCATGATTCATTCCCTTTCGGCACGATTTACTTAAATTCACTGCACTAATTAAAAAAATAAGGTTTGATTCTTTACGCTATAATTTAAATTGCTAATCGTTCAATAATGCTTTTAATTTGTTCATTTATATTTTTTAATTGATACGATTTCTCTCTGATGGTCATTCCAATATTGCTGGATGGGCTGTCAGAAATCCCTGCGCCATTAGATGGTTCTGGCATTGGTGGTTTTAAAATATCAGACAATCTTTCTTTAATTTCATCAACAAGATGAAACTGTTCTTCAACAACCCCATTTAAATTATTAATTTCTTGTTCAATTTCGCTTAAATCTCTAGCTGGTGAATTACTTAAGTATGTAACTTGGTCTTGTTTAGTTGTAATCATTTTGTTTTCCTTTGTAAAAAAATTGATTCTTATCGTGAATCACTCGGTATCATCAGCACGAGAGGAGATGTGCCTGATACTGCGGAAGTTATGCCACTATCCGCTGGGCTGACACGTTATTTGATAACTAATCTTTGTTTAACTTCAATATGAGCACCGATCACCTCTTGACCAGCATCAATAGCCATCTTGATTAGCTTCTTATCAACGACTAGCGGCAATGGGTCAGGCATACGCTTAAAGCCATCATCAATAGCGCTTTCGTCATCAATAATCACGCTAGGCGGATTGTTCTGTAATGCCACCGTAAACACAGGCGATTCGATCTTGGTTATGCCAGCCTGTTGCATATTGACCAGTAGCCAATCCTTTACACGCTGTACTCGAGATTCAATAGCTTTGCGTCTGTCTGCCAGGCGTTTTTCTTCTGCCTTGATCTGTTCTGGCAATGCTTCCATATTGCGAATCACGAATGCATAATCTTCAATCTTTGCCTGAATTGCTACGCTGTCACCTTCAAGGGTGTCTGCGATTGTCTGTTCGTCAAAGTCTAATTCTTCAAGTTTGTTTTGAAGTGCTAGGCGCTCACCTACTAATTGATAAAGTGTTGTCATGATTAATCCTTAAACCACGTATGAGTTGCGTCTAGCGTATGTATTAGCGAACGGAATATCATCATCGAAGTCAGCATGATTAGCACCGCCACCACTTGAAGCTGGTGCGCCTGATGATTTGTTAGTACGTCTGTCATTAACTGGCTTCAATGCCGCGAGCATCTTTGCAAGTTTTTCTGGCTGTGTTTTCTTATCCAGAATCTCACTTGCTGTCAGTTCGCTATCAGCTTCAAATACGCCAGCAACAATTACACGATCAACATCATTGCCATTGGTTGTGTTTGTTGATAGCTCACGTTGTAGCAATAATCCGATACGTTTACCCATCAAATCTGGATAGCCGTTTGCAGTAACCTTAACAACTGCTTTAGCGTCACTATCCCATTTTTCAAAGTTAATGCTGCCTTCGTTAGCTTCTTTGGTACGTGTACAGCACAAAATAGCCTGTACAGTTGCCATGCTTGGCAATGTTTCACCTTTTGAATTTACAGTGTACAAATCCAGATAGTTAGCAGTTGCACCATCGTCTGTTTTAATTGATAGTCCAAAGCCTTCTGTGCCTTGCTTACTCAGTAGTTTTTCAGCGCGTGTAATCACACCAATGTATTTGCCTGTTTCTTTGATGGCTGTATTAAGGCGGTCTGCCTGTCTTGCTTCATTTGCGTTAAGTGTTAAGCTCATTTTTAAGTCCTTTAAGTTATGCTGCCTGTTTTAAGTCGTAATACTCTTTAATAGCTTTATCGACTGCCATTAAGTCGTTTTCAATATGGTCATCATCAAACAGTCCAATAGGTGTTTTAACCGTGTCAGAGCCATTATTTTTAGTGCTGAATACATACTGACCATTGATAACGTGAGTGCGTAATACAATCGTTAGCAATCCTTCAATCGTTATCTTTTCATCTAGTAGCTTGCCGATTGTTTTAGCCTTCACCTGACCCTGTTCGCTCACATCGGTATGTGATAACAGATACACACGTTTATAGTCTTGCAAGTTGGTTGCGGCTGTAATCACATCAAAGTAATGGCGCGCCATCTCGGTAAACTTTTCATAGCCTTTTTCATGGGCGCGTGTCATAAATTCATTGGCTAACAAATACTGCAAGTCATCAATCACAATGATCTCGCGTGTAGTTTTCTGCATAGCCTTAATAATTGATTCCCAATTGTCAGAGTGATAGATGTTTCCGCCATCATTAACTGACTTCCAATTAGATTTAAAAGGGAGCGGTTTCTTTACCACTTGAATCAGCAATGTTTCTGTTGGGTTCATGTTGCGTAGGCTGGTTGATTTGCCTGTTCCTGATGTTCCTAATACCATTGTGGCAATTGACATTTTTAACTCCTAAAGTCTGTAACTCGTGAATAAATAATTCGTACTCTTGTTCGTCTTGCTCCATCTGCGCTTGCAGATAACTTTGTTCATCGTCTGGTATGTAGTAATCATTCGCCATACATCCTCCAAGTACTCAAAATAGCCTGTTTCCTAGTCATACCTAAATTCCTGTAATCACAGTAGATATTGCAAAGTACAAACAGGTAAACAGTCAGTAATAAAATAAATATGCCGAATATGAAGCCATATGAAAAATCGCTCATAGCAGCAGTCCGATCACAATAGCCAGCCACACAACAACAAATGCAGCACCGTGTACGATCTTGGCTTCTAGGCTCATTGGTTCTTCAATGCGTAGGTTTTTGTAATCAGTCATGACGTAGCCTCGCTTATTACATAGGTTGGGGATAACGACTTAGATAGCGCATTAACTACCTTTGCGTTAGCCTCTATTAGCTCCTGTACGCTCTTAAAATCCTCTTGTGCTGTCTTTATATGTATAACGTCATTTAAAGCGCTTTGTAAGCTCACGTAATAGCGGAATGCAGTCCATGTAACCTTGCCGACTTCTTTAGAATCTTTGCCAGCAATCTGCTTTTTCTGTAATTGCCAGTTGCGTGGTGTAATGGTTAATCGCGTTGTGTCATCAATCAAAATATATGATTTACCGTTGTCGTCTAATTCAAATTCTTTCATCACATTTCTACCTTATAAACTCTGTTTTCTAGTTCAGTGCATGGCTTAGTCGCTGTACTTTCATCAAATGAAATATTGCACCAGCCGCTTTTCTGTTCGTCTAGCTTTGCCATGATTGCCAGTAAAGCAACAGATATAGCTAGGGCGTATGCAAATGTTTTAATGTGGTACATCATTTCAGCACCTCGGCATATTTAAGCTTTCCAGTTGCGCCATCAAAAGTTAGTTTGAGGTTGTCATCTGACGTTTCTAGATTAGTTAATACAGAAGCCCAATCATCTGGGTCAACGCTTCTTCTGCCAATATCTACTTCATTCATAGAAGCGATTGCATACATAACTACATCAGGCTTAGGCTCTGGCTTAATGCGGTAGTCAATGTTTAAGCACCATGTAGGGTCTGATATTTCTTGCCAGCAATCTGTAACAGGTGATAGGTATTCAATCTCTGCACCATCAGCCCAAGCCTTAATTAAATCTGCGTGTTTATGTTTCATGATCTATTCCTCATTCTCGAATTGGGAACGGTCGCAGAATCGTGTGCAGTATTTATCTGGGTCATGGTCTACAACATCGCTACAGTAGAGATTTATATTGCGCTCCATCACGTCAGTAATATTTGCCATCTTTTCTGCGCGGCTGATTCTGCTATACAAGATGCTTTCAATGTCAGTCAGCATATCCAAGCGGTAGCTAGTTAAGTTCTCATCCCAAGCCTCGCCACCATCCATGATGCAATCAGCTAGTTCTGATTTAGCGTGTGCAATATCGTCAGTAGTCCAGCCAGTGTTAGCGTCTAAATGACGATCTAATTCACGCGCTCTCGCTCTATCTTCTGGGTGACTGCCATAAATGCCTGGTATGTTCATGATTAACTCCATCTATTTAACTCGTTTGGTGAGTTGATGTATGAATAATAGAACGTTCTATTTATCGTGTCAATAGATTGTTCTATATATTTTGTTAAATATTTAAAATATTTTTAAGCTGTTGATTTTTTAAACGGAGAGAGTGCTTTTGGCTTGTCTGATTGTGTCTCTAATAGCGTTCTGCCAATAGAAAGCCATGCAGATTGATTAATATCAGATAGGGCATTGAATAGTTGCAATACTTCTGTCTGATCTATTGATGCGACTTCTGTCTTAGATGGCGAGCCTTTTCCAGTTGATAACCATTGCGGATTAGTATGTAGATGCTTTGCCAGTGCCAGGAGTGTTTCCTGTTTTATTTCATTACTAGGATTGTTCTCTATATAAGATAGTGATGGCTGTTTTATGCCAACGAGAGCTGCCAGCTTTGGCTGCGATAAGCCTAAAGCCTTTCTTAACGCTCTAACTCGGTTTCCTATGCTCATAAAACATATTCTCATAAAAAAGAATAGAACAATCTATTGACAACTAACATAGAACGTTCTATGCTTTCAATCATGAACTGGACAAAAATTATTCAAGACTTACTAGACAGCGGACTTAGCGAGAAATTTATTGCTACTTCATGCGGTATTACTCAACCAACTTTGAACGCATTAAAAAGCGGCAAGAGTAAATCTACACGTTATGAGATAGGCGATAAGTTGCTCTCATTGTGGAAAATGATACCGAATAAAAAAGAACAATGAACTTGTAAATAATCATTGTAAATAAGGGAAAGCACTTATGAATTTAACTGATTTAACAAATAACAATAAATTTTTTTATTCAATTCTCTCATCGTTATCAAATCTATCCGTAATGAATATTAACAAGCAAATTTTAGTGCGTATGTGCGGTAACACTCACAAGAGAAATTAATTATGAAGCCATCAACTCAAGCTATGAAAATAGCAAAGCGGATTAACTTAGCCAAAAATTACAAGGCTAAAGCAAAACTGGTGCATCAATGGCACAAAGCAGTTATTGAGATGTTGAAAGGTAATGCTTAATGAAATGGTTTAAGCACGACTCAGACGCTGGCAATGATGCCAAATTAAGAAAACTTAGATTGAAATATGGCGCACAAGGATATGGAATTTATTGGTATTGCTTAGAGCTTATTGCGCGAAATGTTGAAAAACATAATCTCACTTTTGAACTAGAACACGATGCAGTTTTGATCGGTGATGATTTTAAATTATCTGGTGAATTTGTGCAGGAAATGATGAGTTACATGGTTGATTTAGGATTATTTGAAAACTCTCATGGCGTGATTACTTGTTTAAAAATGTCAACTAGAACAGACGAGTACACACAACAGTTAATAAGAGATATTAGAAAAACACCCGAGAAACTCCCGAGAGTGTACCGAGAAACTCCCGAGAGTGTACCGACAATATCCGAGGTAAAAGAAGAGAAGAGAAGAGAAGAGAAAGATATTACGAAATCTAAAAACAAGATTTCGATACCTGAAAACTTTTCAATCAGTGAATCAGTTTTATTGTGGGCTGAGAAAAACAATCACTCTCAGATTGATACGCATTTTAATAACTTTGTTTTAGTTGCTAAAGCCAATGGTTACAAATATGCGGACTGGGATAGTGCTTTCATGAGAGCTGTTCGTGATAACTGGGCAAATGTTCAAATGCCTAATAAACGCGAGTTAGCACTATGAGCATGATTAAACCTAGAGACTTGTTGCTTAAAGTCAATGAGCTTTATGCTAAAGGCATTGCTAAAGGCCATAGCACTGGATGGAATAACGTAGATCAGCATTTCACCGTAAAAGCTGGTGAGTTTACTGTGATGACTGGTATGCCTTCACATGGTAAATCTGAATGGCTGGATAACTTGCTTGTAAATCTGGCAATGAAACATAACTACCGTGTTGCTATTTTCTCACCTGAGAATCACCCGTTAGAACTTCACGTTAGCAAGATTTTAGAGAAATACAATCAGGCTAAATTCTTCGGTAATAGACGCATGAAACATGACGAAATGCTGGCAGCACTGGATGAAATGAATAAGAGCTTTGCATTCTGCGTACCAGCAGAAAACGCATTCACCCCGACTGACATTGTGAATGAATGCTTGCCGTGGTTAGAGCAATCAATCGTACAGCCTCGCATATTGGTGATTGACCCTTGGAATGAGATGGATCACTACCGACCAGCAGGACTTACCGAAACAGAATACATCTCACGCACATTGACCGAGTTAAGACGCGCAGCTAGGGAATATAAAACGCACCTCGTGTTAGTTGCTCACCCTACCAAGATGCAGAAAAACAAAGATGGCGGTTATGACGTGCCGAAGCCTTACGACATTAGCGGCTCAAGCCATTGGTTTAACAAAGCTGATAACTGTATTGCGGTATGGCGTGACGTAATGAACGCACCAGAGCGCACAGAGATACACATTCAAAAAGTACGTTTTCAAGGCACTGGCAGACCTGGAATGATTGAGTTGAGATATGACCGTGAAACCAACACTTACAGCGAGTGATGAATGCTTAAAGTTTGCGCGTGATGTATGGCGTGAGTTTGATTTGAATAACAGCAAAGGTGCAGGAATGACGCTAATTGAAAACGGTGAGATTGTGAAAGAACACGGTAAAGCGACTGATACAGATGATTTAAAAGTAATGGGCGACAGCATTGTATTTAGCAAGAAGGGGAAATCATGAAAACAACAATAGGCAAAGCAACTATCTACAACATGGATTGCATGGAACTGTTAAAGAATACGCCTGATAAGTTTTATGACTTAGCGATAGTTGACCCACCGTATGGGATTGGCAACAAATTCAAAGGTGGAAAAACTGGAAAGATGAATTTCAATCAGGTGGTTGAAAAAGGGTGGGATGTGGTACCTACTCAAGAATATTTCAATGAGCTTTCCAGAGTATCTAAAAATCAAATTATTTGGGGTGGTAACTATTTCGACTTGCCACCCACAAGATGTTTCATTGTATGGGACAAGATGATAAGTGAGGACTTTAGCCTAGCTATGGCGGAACTTGCTTGGACTTCGTTCGACAAGTTAGCAAAAGTTTATAAGTTGATGGTACCGAAAGACGGCAAAGACCACCCCACCCAAAAGCCAGTAAAACTTTACGAATGGCTACTAACAAACTACGCCAAACCTAACGACAAAATCCTAGACACACATCTTGGTTCAGGCTCACACGCTATTGCTTGCAACAATCTAGGCTTTGAGCTTACTGCTTGTGAACTTGATAAAGATTACTACGAAGCCAGTATTAAGCGCATAAAACAAGCAGCAGCTCAAGAAAGGTTGTTTGCATGAGCCAAAAACTACTAAGCATTACAGTAAAAGGCAACCATAAAACATGGTCATTCAATTTCTACGCTAATCCAGAACACATTGAGGCATGGCGCAACGATGGCTTAGAAATAGACATTATTCATAACACTGTGCCTATGTGGATTGCTGATGCTGGATTAGTTAGTCAATGGTGCTGGTTGCAAGATTTATTCAATTTCAAGTTTATGGATTGGTTCAGAAAATGAAATTCTCACAGCGCGTTATTCGCTTAGTAGGCGACACCCAAAAACAGACAGCTATTGCCATGCTTAACAATCTGCCACTAGGTCATGGGATTGAGATAGTTGCAAGAGAAACGCCAAAGGCACGTTCACTCGATCAGAATAATTTGCTATGGGCTGTACTGACTGAAATATCCGAACAAGTATGGGCAGATAACAGACAGTTCAGTGCTGAATGCTGGCATGAATATTTCAAGAACTTAAACCTGCCGAACGGTGATGAAACCAATATCGCGGAACTGGTAAAAGACCCATCACGTTATCAGAAATGGTCAGTATTGCCACATGGAAGCAGAACGCTAACAGGCAGCACTACGGATTTAACCAAGTATGGATTTAGCGAGTACATGGGCAATCTGTACGCATTTGCAGCAGTTCGCGGTGTGAGCTTCGCAGCTAGGGAGTATGCATGAGCAAAATCACAGAAAGCGCAAGAGGCGAGAACTGTACCGTAAGACTGCCGAACGTTTGCAACGGCAATCCAGAAACTACAGTACTTGCTCACATTAACGGTGTTCGGTTCGGTCATGGGGTAGGGCGCAAAGTTTCAGATATTTTGGCGGCATATTGCTGCTCAAGTTGCCATGACGTAATTGATGGCAGGGTAAAAACAGATTTAGAACGTGATTTTGTAAGGCTGGCTTTTTACGAAGGTGTTTTTGAATCGCAATTAAAACTAATAAAAAAGGGGTTGTTATGACTGACAAATACGCACAAATCATTCAATTTTTAGAATCACCTAAATTATTTGTTGAGCTATTAGAGCATACAAAAGTATCAGGAAGCTATTTGCACATAATGCTTTCAAGGCTGATGCAGTCTGAAAAGATTACACGCGAAAAAGTAGAAAGTAACAGTCGAGCAAAGCGATACAAATACACTCGGCTTGTTGATAACACTACTTACGATGAAGTTATCAGCATGACAGATTATAAAAAAGTAGTTGATATGCGAGTAGAGCAGAGAAACACAGTAACAGGCGTATTGCCAAATGCGAGAGTGGTTAGAGAAAGACACGTACCAAGCGAGAAAAAGAAATCCCCTCGCGTTTATGTAGGTTGCAGCTTTGGCTTGAGTGGGTGGTAGTGATGAATAAATCAACATGTATTTTTATTTTAATAAATGGCTATGGATTTTATATTTCAAATATTCCTCCTTTATTCAGCGAGCGTCATGGAATCGTAAAAGTTACTCGCATATTTGGATTTAGATTTGAATGGATTAAACCATGAAACGCACATTGATACTCCCTTACCCAGACCCATCACTTAACCCAAACAGAAAGAATGGTAAACATTGGTCAGTCACTAAAAAAGCTAAAGATGAAGCCTTTGAGGTTGCTTATTACATGACTAAGGTAGTGTATGCCAGCGTAGAACAAATACCACATGAGCCGATACCGTTACACATCACATTCGTGCGTAAGGATAAGCGTTGCGTTGATCTCGATAACCTACTCGCAAGCTGCAAGCCTATGTGTGATGGCATAGCACAGGCAATGAAGATAGACGATAAGCTATTCGACCCGATAACGATTACACGAGGTCATGATAAAGAGAAGTCATTCACTAAGGTAGAGATTGGATAAATTATGAAAATATTTGCATTAACCTTGTTTCACAGACGCCATTCCAATCACAAGCCATCAAAGAGCATAACCATAGCTGCGTGGCATTGGAAATGGTCATTGACTTGGAGTTGGTTAATTACTTGGAATCCTGTTTATATCAAACATGGAAAGCTTTGGTATTTTATTAGATATAACGGATATAGAAGTAGGGGATTATATTTTGCTTGTGGTTTGAAAATTCCAGTGTTGGGACATTTTGCATTTAAAAATCAACCAACAATGAGTAAGTAACTATGCTTAAAGCTCAATCAATCGAGTGCAGACAGCCATCACCAACCAGCGAACAGGAGCGATTCAGAATGAAGCAGAAAGCATGGACAGATGACAGGTGCTTAATCCTGACGAAAGAGCAACAAGCGGTACTGGCTAAAGATGACTTTGAAACAGTGTGCAGAGTAGCAAATAATTTATATGGTAAAGGGGTTAAATAGATGGAATTTGACACGCTAGAAACAACAAAAGAACGTATGATTAACTGGCAACGTGCATTTCGCAACCATATCCATTATCGTGTGACAGCTTCGCTTGAAGGCCGCTACAAATGCCCTCAATGCTGGGAAGAAAAACAGCCTAATACAATTATTGACACCATAGACGCGCTAAAGGTTGAAAGGGCTGTAATACGCTTGCCAGCGATTAACAAAGCCGTGATTAAGTACAACTACTTTGAGCAGCATAAAAACTTGCAAGGCTGGTGCAGAAAGAATAAAGTACGTGCTGATGATTTTGAATTAGAGTTGGCGAGAAGCATTCGCATGGTTGATAACTTGCTAAGACGAGGCTAATAATGAAAACAATACTTGCAATCACACTACTGGCACTTGCTGGATGCGCGACACCAGCACAACAATCAAGATACAACAATGACCCACAATACCGAGCGGCATACCAGCAATGTGATCTGGAATCTATGAAGGTAAGCGGAAGCAGCTCAAGCGACAGAGCATGGAATCAAGGCGCGTATATGGCTAAATGTATGCAATATAAAGGTTATGGAAGGTAGTTTAAAATAATTGTTGCAATTTATATTTACCTATGGTATTTTGAGAATACAACTTAATCCGTGAAAACGTGTAGATACTGCCTAATGGCAGTTTTACCGTTTCCGAAACAAATACAAGCTCACTATATGTGGGCTATTTTTACGTCTATAGATTCCTCGCTAAGAGGTTAGCGGCCTTAGAGCCGTGTGTTTGCGGTCACATTAAAAACCGCGCCTAGTTTATATCCTGCACACCAATGGACTGATAGCACATAGACAAGTGTGAGTTACAGGATTTTCTATTCAGCCTGACTGTACGCAGTTGTAAACGCTGATAGCCATTACAGCTTAGTCCGATCAATTAAGCTAATCACATCAGGTCTGTGCTACCTGAATGGCACAAAGCACCTATATTCTGAGGTAACTATGGCAGACAACACAGCAACCAATGACATTACGCAAGATCGCATAGTAACTAAACGCAGCACTACATACGCTGATAACTACGATGCAATATTCAGAAAAGACTTAAACAATCAATTATTACACGACCCTATTGACGGGTTTAACCATACGTCACCACGTAAGGAAGAAGAAAATGGCAGCACGACTACGCAAGACACATCAGGATGATGTCAGGACAAAAATAAAAGTAACAGAGCTAATTAATAGAGTTCAAGACTACGCATTAGGAAAGCTAGAAGATGCAGACGTTAGCTCTAATAGATTGAATGCAATCAAAATGTTACTTGCTAAAGCCCTTCCTGACTTATCAAGCGTAGAAATAACAGGCAATCAAGACAAGCCATTACAGACAATCACACATATTGAGCTAGTTCCTTTACGTGGCAAAAATACAAATTGAACTGCCTGATAAGCTTATTCCGGTATTTGAGGGAGCTGCTGACGTAAGAGGGGCTTACGGGGGCAGGGGGAGTGCTAAGACGCGCTCATTTGCCAAGATGGTAGCGGTAAAAGGTTTTATATTTGGCAATGCGGGCATACAAGGGCAGTTGCTATGCACTCGGCAATACATGAACTCACTAGAGGATTCATCGCTTGAGGAATGCAAACGCGCTATTGAGGATGAGCCGTTCTTAGCTGAGTATTACGAACTCGGTGATAAATATATCAAGAGTAAAGATGGGCGCATTGTATTCACCTTTGCAGGCTTGGATAGAAACATCGGCAGTATTAAATCTAAAGGCAGAATATTACTATGCTGGGTAGATGAAGCCGAACCAGTCACCGATCATGCTTTTACCATTTTAGTGCCTACATTACGAGAAGAAGGCGAAGGCTGGAACGCTGAATTATGGGTGACATGGAATCCAGCGAGAAAGACCGCAGCAGTAGAGAGCAGATTCAGAAGCAGCACAGACCCAAGAGTTAAGATTATTCAACTTAACTGGCGCGACAATCCTAAATTTCCATTAGTACTTGAACGACAAAGACAGCGCGATTTAAACGAGCGTCCAGATGAGTACGACCATATATGGGAAGGTGCGTATGGCAACATTCAAGGCTCAATACTTGGTAAGTGGGTGAACTATGCCGAACGTGAAGGCAGAATCCATGACGAGGTTACATTCGACCACGAAGGCGCACCATTAGAGATTAGCTCTGATATTGGCTTTCATGATACAGCGACATGGTGGTTCTGGCAGCGCAGGCTGGGCGGTTATGCCGTGATTAAGTATATAGGCGAATCAGGATTAGATGCTGACGACTGGTGCGACGTGCTTAAAGACAAGCTGCACGAAATGAATATCCCATTAAGCAAGCTTGGCAAGATATGGCTGCCGCATGACGCAAGGGCTAAGACATTCCAAAGTAAGCACACATCAATGGAGCGCTTTATCGCGGCATTTGGTGCCAAAGCAATTGGCGTAGTACCGCAAAGTAAAAAGTTAGACCAGATCAATGCAGCGCGTGAAGTAATAGCTAAGTGTGAGTTTAACCGCACAGAAACAGAATCAGGCGTTGATGGCTTACGCGCATGGGAGTTTAAGTATAACGAGGACACCAGCGCATTCAGCCGTGACCCCGTACATAACTGGGCAAGCCATCCATCAGATGCTTTTGCTTATGGCTGTCAGGTCATGCAACAACTATCACCACCAGCACAAGACAAGTCAGTAACTTTTGCTATTGCTGGACAGAATAACGGCAGGATTACTACCGAGCCGCTCAATACATTATGGAAAACTGCGCCTAAACGCAGCACTAGAATTTAAGGAATCATTATGGCAATCGGCAACTTGAATGTAGGCGTATTTAAAAACTTAACTGCTACCGCTAACGTGAAAGCATCACAGGGCGCACTGTTAGGATTTTATGTGAACAGCACAACGTCAGGAACAATTCAGTTTTATGACGATGCCGCTACAGGAACAACCGCACCTATCACAGGCGTAATCACTCCTGCAATCGGTTGGCATAATCTGCCAGTTGGATTTGGTAGCGGATTGTATGCAGTAGTAGGCGGCACAGCTGACATCACAATCGCTTACGCATAATGAAAACAGATAAGCCTCAATTGCCTAGCGCCCAGAAATGGCTAGATGCGCTAGAGCTTGCCAAGAAAGAATATAAAGGCTGGGAAGCTAAAGGCGAAAAGATTGTTAAACGCTATCGCGATGATCGAGGCAGTGATGCAGGCGGCAAGCGTTATAACATTCTATGGTCTAACATTCAGACGCTATTCCCTGCGGTTTACTCTCGCAAGCCTAAAGCACAATGTGACAGACGCTACAAGGATAAAGACCCAGTAGGCCGCACAGCAGCGCAAATATTAGAGCGGGCTTTACAGTATGAGATTGACCATTACAACGATTACGATTCGTCTATCCGCAATGCGCTAAGAGATCGGTTATTACCTGGGCGCGGTGTGGCATGGGTACGCTATGAACAGCAAGGCCAGATTACCGACGATGTGCAGGATGGCGCAGCCGAAGAGACAGAAAACCACGAGGCGTTAGAGCAATCACCAGAGTATAAAGAATACACCCCATGTGATTACGTGTTTTGGAAAGACTTTAGACACTCACCAGCTCGCACATGGGAAGAAGTGACATGGGTTGCTAGACGTGTATATATGTCGCGTGAAGAAGGCGAGAAACGCTTTGGCGAGGACTTCAAGTTAGTACCATTAAGCCATGAGCCTATTGGACTGGATGATATGGACATCGGTCAAAAAGACCAGATGAAAAAAGCCATTGTATGGGAGATATGGGATAAGTCTAGCAAAAAGGCGGTATGGATTGCGGAGAATCATTCAACCGTACTCGATGAAAAGCCAGACCCGTTAAAACTTGATTGCTTTTTTCCATGCCCTAAGCCTTTATTTTCTACACTGACCACAGACACGCTAATCCCAATTGCAGACTATCTGCTATATCAAGACCAAGCGCGTGAGTTAGACGACATCACAGACCGCATTGGTAAGCTCGTAGAGGCTTGCAAAGTGGTAGGCGTATATGATGCCTCGCAGCCAGCGATTGAACGTATGCTCAATGAAGGTGTGGACAATAGCCTTATTCCTGTAGATTCATGGGCAATGTTCGGTGAAAAAGGCGGATTAAAAGGCTCAGTCGACTGGTTGCCGCTGGATATGGTGGCAAGTACATTAAGTCAAATGTATGTGGCACGTGAGCAGACTATACAAGTCATTTATGCAGTGACAGGCTTATCAGACATTATTCGCGGTGCAAGTCAGGCAAGTGAATCAGCTACCGCACAGCAAATCAAATCAAACTTTGCATCATTACGCTTGAAAGAAATACAGAACAGCGTCGCTATGTTTGCAAGTGAACTGTTGAACATTAAAGCGCAGATGATGTGTGCATTTTATCAGCCAGAAACACTGGTTGAAATGTCAGGCATTATGGGTACGGAAGACGCACAATTTGCCGGGCCTGCTATACAGTTGCTGAAAGATGGCACATTACGTGACTTTAGAATTGAGGTTGCCAGTGATTCATTGGTAGAGATTGACGAGCGCGGAGAGCAGGAATCACGCACAGCATTCTTAGCGGCAGTGGGTGGATTCTTAGACAAGGCAGTAAAAGCCCCGCCTGAATTAGCCCCATTGATGGGAGAGATGCTTTTATTCGGGGTGAGAGGCTTCAAAGTAGGCCGTGATATTGAAAATGCCTTTGATGAAGCGATGGCGAAGTTAAAAGAGCCTAAACCGCCAGAGGCAGACCCGAACGCAGCATTAATGCAAGCTGAACAGATGAAGATGCAAGCCGAGCAGCAAGCTATGCAGATGAAAATGCAGGCTGATATGCAGATGAAGCAGGCAGATTTACAGGCAGCACAAGCCAGTGAACAGGCAAGAATACAAGCTGATATGCAAATCGAGCAAGGCAAGGCAGAAATGGCTCGTCAAGCTGAAATGGAACGCTTACAAGCACAATTCCAGTTAGATGAAGCAGCGAGAGCGCATGAAGTCACACTCAAGCAAATGGAATTAGCCAATACTGCCGAGCTTGAAAAGTATCGTATTGATATGGCTTATAAACAGGCGTTAGAGGTTGCACAATTATCCGCACAATCATCAATGTTAGTGCAAGCTAGTGAAGCACAGAACGGTGCTGATAATGACTAAGCAGGAATGGCTGGACATGTGGCACTTGTCAGGTGAAGAAGGCGAGAGGCAGTGGCAGGCCAAGCAGGATATGCACAATAACACGCCACAGTCTCATACTGTCATCAATGACATTCAGCCGTATAAATCCATGCAGACAGGAGAGATGATAACGTCACGCTCTGCACATAAAGCGCATTTAAAAAAGCATGGCTTAATTGAGATCGGCAATGAAAAGATGCCAGAGCGTAAGCCAGAGGTTAGATATAACAGCGAAGAAGTAAAGCGAGAGATTGCGAAACACATATACAGGTAACGCAGTGATGCGCCCCTTTTAGCCACCTTCGGGTGGTTTTTTACGTCTGCCAGTACGACACTGGCTAAAACCAACTAACGCAGTGATGCGCTGGTGTGGGGTGAGTTCCCTACAAATGACCTTAAGGAATAAAGAATGAGCGACTTGTCACCACAAGCAGCCGAAGATATGGATATTCGCGCTAGTCTTGAATCAGCAT